ATAAAACTTGGGGCTTTCAGAAGATGTCCGATGCTATCCCGGCGAAGCAGTTTATGGAGGCCTGTGATCGATCGGAGAGGTGTATCCGGGAGAATACCGGGAAGCTGGAAAAGAAGAAAATCATCTATTCGAGGAACTCAGAAAGGGTGCACCGTGGTTCACCCATAAAGGAGTATATGTTCAATAAGCATTACGATACTTGGTTTGGAGGATCTGTTGATGAGCTACTTTCGTCCTGTGGAAAACTTGTTGATAACCCTGTGGATAACTCAAAGAAAGGGTGCACGGAGACGTATGAAAAGGGTGCACGGAGACGTATGAAAAGGGTGCACGGTCGTTCACCCTCAATAGATACTATTCAATAGATACTATTCAATAGAAGAAAGCGATCTAAAGATCGCACTGCTACTGTAAAAAGATTTTTTTAAAAAAGGGAAAAAACAAAAAACAGAAAAACGGGGAGCAAACAATGACAGGGAGGAACAGAATGCAAAAGTATTTCGATGGAGATAATAATGGAAAGAAGGAATCCATTAAGTATGATCAGGAGAAACTACAGAAGCTTATGGTGCGTTTAGCAGAGATTGGTGACGAGTTATACGACATCCTTGATCCTGGTCTTACCGTAGAGCTTAATCTTCCTACAAAGGAAACAATCCTTTTACCAAACAAGAGACCGGAACTTCGTCAGCTTTTAATAACAAGACCTTACGGTCATCTTAAGATCACCGTTCCTAAGGGGGAAGTGTGAGAAATAAAACAAAGGAGAGTACGATGGATAAGCACAGACCTACCCGCGTCGCTGCGGAGGATGTGCGAGGGGACGCTCGGTTTAAAGTGATAGACACAAAGACAGGTGATGTGGTGAGGAATGCCTTTGTTCTATTACCAGAGGTTGATTCTGCTGCCCGGACGGCGTTGGCAACGTACGGAGAAGCCACGAGGAATGTAAAGGTTGCCAGATATATTCGTCGTATGCTGCACGGGATCCATAATGTCCGGGCTGAAAGGAGGGAGTAATATGGATAGAAATTGGCAAGAAAAGGTTTCACAGATACAAGAAAACGAAAGGAAAAAATACAAACACCAAGCATCTAAGTGGGGGAAAAAAGTTGATTCTTTGGTTTCGTCTTGGAATCTATGGATTTACAAATTGAACTACATAAAGCCAAAATATGTTTCAGCAAGAAAAAACACTTGCTGGGAAGATTGTTTTGTCTACTCAATTTATAGGTGGAATCAAAAACTAAGAATGCAGGGATGGACAAAAAAAATAGATTCAATAAGAAGAAACGCTCAAGAGGTTTTTAAAAGAACAAAAGGAGGGATGAGAGACATGGAAGAAACAAAAACAATTCAAAAAATAGGGACAAGAGATATTAAAGAGATGCTAAAAGAACAAAAATACCAGTGTGCATTAACGGGGAGAGAGTTAACGCCAGAGAACTGTTCTCTTGATCACATAGTTCCCCTGAGCAAAGGGGGATCACACTCTCCCGATAATGCTCAGCTTGTTGTAATGGAAGCCAACAAAGCTAAGGCTTCTTTGACAGAACAAGAGTTTTTAATTTTATGCAAAGACGTTGTGTCTTGGAAGAAAATATAAAGACAGGGGGGACAGTGGTGACACGGACGACATCGAATATATACGGGCTTGGGTCCTTCCGGGGCCTATCCCCCTCGCGGGTCGGGCGAGCGCGTTTAATTTATGAGCATAAACTATTTTTTTGGCGTGTCGGTGTCGGGTTGCTCAACACCCTTGAAAACGTTAAAACACAGCAAAATAAGGGGGTATAGGATGTCTAACCTTTCAATAAAACCCGACATACGCCGTCTGAGCGTGTCGGATATCAAGCCGGATCCACGAAACCCGCGAAAAATCTCCGAGGACGCCATGTCGGGGCTTACAAAAAGCCTGGAGAGATTCGGTCTTGTGGACCTGATCGTGGTCAATTCGAAGAATATGCAGGTCGTGTCCGGACACCAAAGACTTAAGGTTGTAAAGAAATCCGGGGAGAAACACGTCTATTGTCTTATGGTGGATCTGGACGCCTCGGAGCAGAAGGCTCTGGCGGTGACGATGAATAACCCGGCGATCATGGGAGAGTTTACGCAGGGGATTATAGATATCCTGGACGAGATACGGAGCGAGGACGCTGATGCTTATTTGGAACTACGAATGAAAGAGCTCCGGGAGCAAGTCAACGATCTCGAGGTTGAAAAGATAGGCAAGACGCAGGAGGACGATATTCCGGAAGCGCCGGAAAAGTCGCTGACCAAGAAAGGCGATATCTGGATTCTGGGAGATGAGGACACGGGGCATAGGTTAATGTGCGGATCCAGCCGAAGCCGTGAAGATATAAAAAGTTTGATGGGGGGGGGCGTGGCGAAGCTATTTGCGTCTGATCCACCGTACCTTGTTGACTATACTGGTGCTGCTCGTCCTAACGGCGGGAAGGATTGGTCGGAAAAATTCAAGGAGATAGACATCCTGGATCCGACAGAGTTTATGCGGGACTACCTGACGCTGGGCCTGGAAGTGTGCGTGGAGAACGTGGCTATATACCAATGGTTTGCGTTTAAAAAGTATTCGATGATCGAGAAGGTCTGGCTGGAGCTCGGGCTTTTGGTCCATCAACAGATCGTGTGGGTGAAGCCGTGTTCGGTTTTGAGTTTTGCCATTTATCCCTGGAAGCACGAGCCGTGCCTGTTCGGGTGGAAGCAAGGGAACAAAGCGAAGTTTCGCGTGGGGCAGAAGTCTATCGGGACGACATGGGAGCTTGGGTTGGTCAGGTCCGGAGATCCAGAGGATCCTGAGCACTATTCGGATATCTGGCATTTGGACTGGGAGGGGAAGAAGCGCGGTAGCACGGTTGCGGATCACCCCACGGTCAAGCCGGTGGAATGTTTTGCTGTTCCGATGAGGGTGCATACGGATCCGGGTGATATATGTTTCGAACCGTTTTGCGGGTCAGGCTCACAGATAATAGCTGCGGAAAAGCTGGGACGCAGGTGTTTTGCTATGGAGCTTGAGACGCATTTTTGTGATGTGGCGGTTAAAAGATGGGAAGAGTATACGGGGCAGAAGGCGACGAGGATCCCGGCGAAGGGGGGTAAGGTATCAAAAAAATAGCAAGGGTTTTCCCTACAAAAACAAAAATGAGTCCTAACGATCAAGACGCATACTTTGATGCGCCAGATATGTTTACGCCTGTATATGATGAGGTACATATGGCCTCGGAAGATCAAGGATATGCACTATGGTCATAAAACGCAAGTTAAGGACATCTTTGACCGAGTGAAGAAAAGGATCAGCAAATAGTGGCGAAAAAAAGAAAAACACAGACTAAGCGAAAGAAAAAAAAGGAGAAGAAACCAGAAAAGAAAAAACTGGATATTCTCGAGGTTGCTAAAAAAAAGCGACATCTTGCTCTTTTGGAAAAGGTGAACAGGGGTTCAGCGCTATCGGCGGGTGAGCTGAAAGAGCTCAAAAGGTTTCAGGGCGAGGATGAACTTCCGGCGGGCCAGGTTGATTCTATGGAAGCGGTTGCCCGGGCTTTTGGGGTCAGTTCCAGAACGGTAGAGCGCTGGGCGAAGGCCGGGATGCCTAAGTCCGAAGAGGGGGGGTATGACCTTATCGAGATACAGGCCTGGCGGACGCTTAGGGGATCGCAGCATAAAGACGACAGCGAAGATGAAAAGACGCAGTGGGATGTCAAGTATAGGCAGATGAAGGCTCTCATTGCAGAGATACAGTATAAAAAGCTGACTGGGGACCTTATCCCGCGGGAAGAGGTCGAGGCTACGATGATGAATAGGATCGTTGCTATTAAGAGGCAGTTTTTGGCTTTACCAAAGCGGGTTGCTCCGCAGCTCGAAGGGTTGGAGGTGATCGAGCGCGAAGAGCTGTTAATGGACAGGCTTAAAGAGATCATACAGGGTTTTGCCGATGGGAGGTATTGATGAAAAATAAAGCACGGGTTGAGACGGATGTGGCCACAGGGGATTATATAATTTTAAACACAAAAGGCGTCAAGGATATCGTCGGAGACCATGTCGAGCCGAATCAATATCCGAATAGATATAAAATTGAGATTGACGAGTTTGGGGCTCCGATAGTCACGAAAGTATTGAGGTGCTATGGATAAGACTACGGGCTTATTGGACTCAATCCGAAATGCCTGGAGCCTTCCAGAAGAGCTTAGCGTATCAGAATGGGCAGATAATAACCGGGTACTGGATCCGATGACATCGGCGGAGCCGGGTATCTGGCGGACCGACCGAACGCCGTATCTTAAAGAGATAATGGACGCTTTTAGGGATCCTTTCGTCCGGGACATAACGATCATGTCCTCGACGCAGGTGGGCAAGACCGAAACGCTTTTGAATATGATCGGGTATGTGGCTGATCAGGATCCCGCGCCAACGCTTTTTGTTCTGCCCGACGAGAAGGTGGCAAAGGATATGTCCTATGACAGGGTCCAGCCAATGATCATGGGCTCGCCTGCCTTGCAAAATCATTTAACCGCAAAAAAAGACGACGTTACAAAGGCAAAAATCACGCTTGATCGCATGATTCTGTATTTTGCCTGGTCAAACTCTCCGAGTTCGCTGGCGTCGAAGCCTATCAGATATCTGTTTATGGACGAGATTGATAAATACCCGAAGTTCTCGGGCCGGGAAGCGGATCCGGTAAAGCTGGCCACAGAGAGAACGAGAACGTTCTGGAACCGCAAAATCGTTAAATGTTCCACGCCTACCACCCGGGAAGGGTATATCTTCCGCGAGTATGAGCGTTCTGACCAGAGGCAATACTATATTCCATGTCCGCATTGCGGTAAATACCAGATCTTAGTTTGGAAGCAGGTGTCCTGGCCGGACGAGGAACGCCGTCCGGAGGCGATAAAAGAGAAACGCCTGGCGTGGTATGAGTGTATCGGGTGCAAAGGGAAGATCGATGACGAGCATAAACTCAAGGCTATCCGGAAGGGCGTCTGGGCTCCCCAGGGGGCAAGCGTGGATAAACATGGGCACGTGCGCGGGGCGAACGCAAGGGAGGCACGTAGAGGTTACTGGCTTAATGCGCTATATTCGCCGTGGCTGACGTTTTCGGAGGTCGCAGCGGAGTTTTTATCGTCACAGGATTCGATCGAGGCGTTGATGAACTTCGTCAACTCGTGGCTGGCGGAGGTCTGGGAGGAAAAAGCGGAGGAAACTTCCGCGGAAAACGTGACAAAACTGGCCGTGGATTATCCTTCCGGGCTGGTTCCGGATCAGGTTCAGGTGCTTACCGCGGGCGTGGACGTTCAGAAGGATCACTTCTATTACGTCATCCGGGGCTGGGGTTTTGGGGAAGAGTCGTGGTTAATACGCTCTGTACGGGTGGAATCCTGGGAACAACTGATCGCTGACCTTTTCCAAACGACGTATTTAAAGCAGAATAAGGATCCCATGTCTGTCCGGATGGCGTGTATTGACTCGGGGTATAACACCGATGAGGTATATAACGTGTGCCGGCACTGGAGGGACGTGTCCAGGCCGATAAAAGGTGAGGAGCACCTGGGCGGGGTTCCGTATAGGGTGACCAAGATAGACAAGGCTCTGGACGGCCGGGCGTTTAAAGGGAGCATTCTGCTCTGGCGTATTGACACTTTCTATTTTAAAGACAAAGTCACCAGAATGATTCAGTCGGGACCGGACGATCCAGCGCAGTTCCATATTCCACGGGATTTTACCGAGGATTATATCAAGCAGATGACCTCGGAGCACAAGGTTATCGTCCGGGATAGGAAAACGGGCCGGGCGCAGGAAGTCTGGAGGAAGAAAACGTCCGGAGCGCA